AGACATATCGTTACAAAAGACCATGCTGCAGATTATTGGAAGAATTTTTTAAACCGAGAATGCATCCCCGAACATGTAAAGAAATCTTTTGTCAATCATTTCTTCTCAAAGACCAATCCTGTTGAGAATAAAGAAGTTACAGCGACCACCCCGCCGCAAAATCCTGAAAGTGATATTACCCCGCCCGAACGCGGGGTGTATCTAACCCGCCCGAACGCGGGGTCGGTACTACGTACCAGAATATACAACAACGAACGACAACGAGAACGCGCGGATGCGCGCAACTGCGCCGCCGCCGTTCCCAAAAGGGAACCAATTCAGGATTCAAAAGAAGAGATTCCAATTTCACAAGATCAAAAAATTCTCAAAGAGCTTGAAAGCCGGGGAATTGTGGGAGAACGCGCCCAAATGGGTATCACCTACTGGCATCAGAATGAAGCGATGCTCAGCAAAAAAGATAACCCTATGGGATGGATCATCAAAGGGATTGAGCAAGGATGGATTCAGGATAAAATACGCAAAGAGGAGCCTAAAACTTTTGAAAAACCCTCTAACCAGGTTGCTCAAGAGGACAGAACAAAAATCAAAGAGTTTATTGGAAATGTAGTTGAAAAAATAGAAGAATGCGAGCTAGAAGAAGCTTGTGGGGTAAAAAGCCCAAGTTTTAAAACGATTTCAGATTTAGGGGAAGGACTTCAAGCCAAGCTTGGAGTGATTAAGAAGAAATCACCTTTCTCGATGAAAATTGATAGTGCTCACTTATGGCTCAAGTCGACGGCGACAGAAAAGCAGTTAACTCTTAGGCTTTCAGACCCTCAGTGCTTAGAAAAGCTTTACATGAAATCTAAGCAGCTTGGACATCATCAACTTCGGAGTATCCTGGAAAGTTATACTCCTTCTCACTTGCGATCTTTCTTGGGGGTATAGTATGGAATTTTTTGAGATAATGGGAGATCCAATTGCTTGGAAAAGAGCGGGGGGGTGTGGAAACAGGTATTTTGACAGGCAGCTCAAAGAGAAACATCAAGTGCAGTGGGAACTAAAAGAATCTTATGGAAATCTAAAATGCCATATAAAGCCCATAAAAGCCATATTTGAGTTTCACATGACCCTACCTACCAGTTGGTCTAAGAAAAAGCGAGAAATCACCGTTAAAACGCCTCACAAGAGCAAACCTGACATCGATAACCTTCAGAAATTTATCAGCGATGCGTTAAACGGCATTCTTTGGAAGGATGATGCATTGATTTACGAGGTTCATGCTAAAAAGTTTTATTCTTATGTTCCAAGAACCATTATTCACATTGAGGAGTACGATGAGGGAAGAGAAAATTTACACAATTAGCCCCATCATTTCAAGAGCTGGAATATGGTTGGATTGTGGTGAAGGATGGGATCCTCTTATCATGGAGCTATGCAGAGATTTAGAAAACATTCTTTACGAGGATTTGGAAGATGATGAGTACCATGAGGAAGACCTACCGGTTATTTTGCAAATTAAAGAGAGTGGAGGAGGACTGCGTTTCTACTTATCACAAGGAACTGAAAAAATGTATCATCGTATTGCGTTATCCGAAGCTTTTAGCTTTCACATCTGTGAGATCTGTGGAGTAGATTATTTCTTCGAAAGATGCCCACGGTGTTCAAGAAAATAAATCTAAAAAAATTATAAAGGTAGATTTTAATGAAAGATAAAAAACTAATTGTATATTTAAAAGACTCTTGTTATAAATATTCTCCTTTGTTTTCAAGATTTTTATATCAGGTTGATGAAAAAGGTTATTTATTTGTTTGGTATCGAGATTCTTTAAGTGGAAAAGAAACCGATGCCGCTTGTTTTAAAGAATGGGATTATTATTTTGTTGAAGAAGGAAATGAGTATTAAAACTAATTAATTGTGAATCCTTTTACAACAACATTATACATTTCATCCATCATAGATTTTAATTTATCCACCGATTCTCCTTCTTTATAAGCAGAGAGACAAACTAACTGAAAAATATTTGCTGTAAATTCTAAATGACTCATTGGACATTTTTTGAATACATTTCTAGTAAACTTCTCAAATTCATCAAAGAATATTTCGTCTTCATCTGGTTTTTCCATTTTTCACTTCTGTTTTTATAGTAAGTGTTAACTTTTATGCATCATTTTCATGAACTTGTCAATCTCTAAGATTTCTTTTCCGTCAGCCTTTAAAATCTGTTAACTATTCTACTTAGTAGACACAAATTAAAAAATCTATTAAAAGGAGAAATGTGAAAATGCAGCCTGTAGAAGTGAATAGTCAATACGTGACTAACCTCCAAAATGACATGATAGAGTGGGTAAAGGGGGAAGACTCTCTTACCATTCCACAATTTCTAGAGTGGAAAGGGATTGGGTACCCAGCTTTAAAATATATCATTCATCACTACCCAGAGGTTGCTAACACGTTTGAGGTCATAAAGGCCATTTTGTGCAACAAATGGTTCAATATGGCTATGACGAAAGATAAACTACCAACTCATCGCTCTAAAATGCTTGGACGCTATGTTCGATGGTATGACTCTCATGTTTTGGATATGGAAGAAGAGTCCAAAAAGAGAATCACAGAGGTAGAAACAAAAACGCACCTGCAATACTTAGCAGAGAGTTATGCTAGATCCGATCTTACAGAGCCATATAAAGAAATCTACGACGACAACGTTAACAAACGTGGAGATTCAAAAAAGGCTAAACAATTATAAACCTAGGGCATACCAAGCTCCTATTTTGACTGCTCTTCAGGAAGGTTTCAAGCGTGTTCTTGCAATTCTTCCCAGACGTGCTGGAAAAGATATTACGGCATTAAATTATGTTATCCGCAAGATGTGGGAAGAACCTGGGGTGTATTATTACATATTCCCTACGTATTCACAAGCCAAAAAAGTTATTTGGGATTCTATTACCAATGAGGGGAAAAAGATACTCGACTATTTTCCTGAAGAGCTAGTCATTCAAAAAAATTCTCAAGAAATGAAGATCAGGATGCTTTCAAAGAATGGAGAAGAAAGCCTTTTCCAGCTGATTGGATCAGATAATTACGACACTCTGATGGGAACCAACCCTAAAGGGTGTGTTTTTTCTGAATATGCTCTCCAAGATCCTATGGCATATCAATACATCCGACCCATTCTTACAGCCAATGGAGGCTGGGCTCTTTTCATTTCTACTCCAAGAGGAAAAAATCACCTGTGGCAGTTAGCGGAGTTAGCTAAAGTTTCTCCTGAATGGTTTTATATCAAGCTGACTGTAGAGGATACAGGACATATTCCTTTGGAAGAAATCGAGCGGGAAAGAAAAGAAGGAATGATGTCAGAAGACCTCATTCAACAAGAGTACTATACATCTTTCGATATGGGTGTAGAAGGATCTTACTATTCCAAATATTTAGATCTATTGAAAAGGCGCGGACAAATTGGAGTCGTTCCTTGGGAAAATGGATTTAAAGTCCATACAGCATGGGATATTGGGGTACGTGATTCTACAACCATTATCTTCTTCCAAGTAATTGGTCAGACGGTACGTCTCATCGATTGCTATGAAAACTCTAAGGAAGGGTTAGAGCATTATGCGGAAATTATTCAAAACAAACCATACCTTTACGGGACCCACATCGCACCACACGATATCCGAGTCAAAGAATGGGGGTCTGGCATTACACGCTTTGAGAAAGCTCGTCAGCTTGGAATTGATTTTACAATGGCTGATCAACATGAGATACCCGACGGCATCGAGGCTTGTCGGTCCCTATTTTCAAAGTTATGGATTGACAAAGAAAAATGCTCTCCTCTTTTAAAAGCTTTAGAAAACTATCGTCAAGAATATGACTCAAAAAAGAAAATCTATAAACCCCGTCCCCTTCATGATTGGAGCTCTCATTTTGCCGATGCTTTTCGCTATTTAGCGGTTTCTCTTCCCAAAACTTATGACGATTTATCGAAAGAAGAACTAAATAGCCGCTATCAAAAAGCTATTTATGGGAATCAATCTCAACTACCTAAGTTTTTTCAAAACCCATAGGGAGGAGTTGCATGATAGAAGATTGGTATTCCATTAAAGAAAAAAAACCTAGAAACAATGAAGAAGTTCTTTGCTATGAAAAAGATGAAAAAACAAAGAATATAAAAGCACTTTCATTTTGTTTTTTTGATAAGGAAGAAGAAGAGTTTGTCCCAATTTTTGTTTCATCACCCAAACAAGTTTCTTTTACTCATTGGGTTCCTCTTCCTTGGAGATTCGTAGTTCGTCGCTCTCCGCGGTATGGAAAAGATAAACCACGGAAAAATGAAATTCCTCTCTCTCTTATTCCTAAAGAAGAGTTTATCAGAGGATATCTTCCCACCCATAAATATCTTCCCGATAGGTGTGAACTAGTTGAATTAAAACAAACTTTAAATGGAAAAGGCATCCCGGGTTTTTACACTGGAGCGAATTGGATGGGAATACGAGTGAGAAAGGGGGAGACTTATGAATATTGGAAATTTATGCCTGAAGGAAGCGATATATGACACTGTGGCCGATGCCTGGGAGCAATAGTTATTGGAAATCTCAAACTACAGACGAAAAAACTTTAAAACAACGAATGGAAGATACTTATGCACAGTCCATTACTATTAACCAGTCTTTTTGGTCCGAAGCAGACATTGACTCACGTTTTAAGGCGGGAGATCAAACTCTGTGGAATGATATTTATGGAAACCTCCCTGCATTCAGACGACGAGTGTTTAATTTCAATCGAATTCGTCGGGTATGCAATATGATAACCGGCTATCAACGCCGGAATAGAAAATCTACAGTCGCTACAGGAATAGAAAATAGCGACGAACATACCGCAGATCAATTTTCTAAAGTCTTATTATGGGCTATGGAGAAAGATAATACTTTAGAAACCATCTCTGAAGGGTTCGATGGGGCTGTAACCACTGGCATGAATCTCCTGTCTGTGTGGATGGATTATCGCTCAGATCCGATCAATGGCGATATTCGCGTCGACAATGTGTCCTATAATGGTTACCTCATCGATCCTTTCTTTAAAAAACACGATCTCTCTGATTGTAATTTCATTTGGACGAGAAAATGGCTCACTAAACTGCAAATCAAATCTCTTCTTCCAGACAGAAAGGGGGATATCGACAAACTTTCTGCTCGGGGAACTCGAGATGGGAAGTTTCAGTTTATGCCAGAGTCTTATAACTACGGGATGGAGGATCTCCTTACATACGATGAATATTGGTATCGCGATTATCGCACCCAAAAACTTCTAGTGGATGTAAAAACAGGAGAAACCCTTGAGTGGAGAGGAGAAGACGAAGATCTAAAAAGGTTTTTAGATACTTTTCCAGAAATTGTAGCGATAGATAATGAGATTCAAACGTGCAAGCTGGGAATAGTTGTTCAAGGGCAAGTGATGTACCACGGAGAAAATCCGATGGGAATCGATAGATATCCTTTTGTACCTATTCTGGGCTACTATGAGCCTCAAATTCCTTATTTCCCATGGAGAATTCAAGGGATAGTTCGTGGACTTCGAGATTCTCAATATCTTTACAACAGAAGAAAAGTGATTGAGCTCGACATTATGGAGTCTCAAATAAATTCTGGTTGGAAGTATAAAGAGAATGCTCTTGTAGATCCTGAGCATGTCTTTTTAGAGGGACAAGGTCGAGGATTGGCCTTAAAAAAAGACGCTAGCATGGCTGATGTAGAACGTATCCAGGCTCCTGCTGTTCCTCAATCAATGATCGAGCTTTCTAAAATTCTAGGAGATGAAATCCAACAAATCTCCGGAGTTAATGAAGAGCTTTTAGGATCAGCAGATGATGATAAAGCTGGAATTTTATCGATGCTACGCCAAGGAGCGGGACTTACTACGCTGCAGGTGCTTTTTGATCAGCTAGACTATTCTCAGAAATTATTGGGCCGTATTTATATCGATTTGATTCAAAGCAATTTTTCTCCTGGAAAAATCCAGAGGATTATAGAAGAGCAACCATCTCAACAGTTTTACAATAAAGCATTTGGTAAATATGACGCCGTCGTTGAAGAGGGATTAAATACGTCGACGCAGCGCCAACTGCAATTTACGCAACTTTTACAGTTAAGGCAGCTGGGTGTTCCCGTGCCTACTAACTTGCTTATAAAATCTTCAACGCTTCAAAACAAACAAGAGCTCGTAGAGGCCATACAGCAAGAAGAAATGCAAGCTTCTCAGCTTCAGCAAATGCAGTTGCAGGCTGATATGAAAGAGCAGGAAGCAAAAACAAAAGACCTCGAATCACGCGCCGAGGCAAATACAGGACTAGGGTTAGAACGCGCTGCCCGTGTCCAAGAAAACCGCGCATTAGCTATCGAACGTCTAGCTGAAGCTGAAAAAGATAGAGATCTAGGAACACTTCACAAAGTCAAAGCCATGAAAGAACTCGAATCGATGGATGTAGATCAGATAGAACAACTTATTCGATTGAGTGCGTTTCTAAAAAGCATAGAAACTCCTCAAGAGATAGAAGATGAGGCTCAAGTGCGCCAACCAAACATAGAAGAACTGGCCGTTGCGGCCAAAGGAGAAAAACAATGAGAAGTATGGATTCTCAATTTGAAGGAATGATCAGTGAGGACCATAGCGCTGTAGCTAATCTCCCTCAGGAAGTTATTCAAAAAACTTATCCTAAGTGTGATTACATGGATGCCTATGAGCTCGATGATACAATCCGCGGACTTGATGATACTCGCGACGAAGATATTCGCAAAATAGAGCGTTATCATTCAGATGTAAAATATTAGGAATTGTCATGACAATGCCAAGACCCTCAGGAAGAGCTCGCCAGATTGCCGATCAGGTAATTCCAGGACTTAGATCCACAAAAAAATCTTCTTCTAATAGCAAAAAGAAACCCGTCGAAGTTCTTTCTGAGGTAGAGATCATTCAAACTAATAATATCGAAAACAAAAAAGGTCTAAAATGAAAAGAAGAAAGCAACGATACAACGCGCGTTTAGATGAAAGTCTTGGAATGAGACATCGTGGGCGTAGCAAGCAATCTCTGAAAAGTCGTCGAGATGAATCTAAAGGTATGGAAAAAGCATTAACTGGACATGCCTATAGAGGGAATAGAAGCATGGTAGAATCACGTAGACGAAAAATGAAATAAAATAAAGGGTTCTTTCGAGCCCTTTTTATAATCAAGGAGTAAAGATCATGAAAGATATTTTACCATTTAGTTTAATTAGCATTTTAGTGTTATTGAGTGGATGTACAGCAGTAATTACCACTGAATCAAAAGATTTAGAGGGGGAGCAGCTTATTAAGAAAGAGTTTTATGTGGGGCCTCAATTAGGTTGTAAATAGATTGAGTAGAGGGAAAAAAGTTAAAATATTGAATGGGTATTGTTTTTCTTGTAAAAGAGATTTAACGCTATCTAATTATGATAATGATTGGGCTTTAGCTGTTATTAATTTTAGAATTCCTAGTGAAAAAGAGGGATTATCCTATAAGAATGGAGATCCTCATTTAAAAGAAAATTTAAAGTTTTGCAATCTCAATTGTCTTGAAAAGTGGGTGAAAAATGGAATGGTTGTTTAGTGAAGAAGCTGGTCATTTTGGAAAATTGGTAACAGGACTGAGCACTCTTTTGATGGCTATTTCTTATATTGTATATAGAACACTAAAACTGAGGATAAAATGAAAAGGCGTAAATACTCCAATGCAGCAGAAAAGAAAATGGATAAGGTTTTTAAGGAATTTGGAGAAGGAAAACTCCACTCTGGTTCTAAAAAAGGACCTATTGTAACTAATCCTAAGCAAGCTCAAGCCATCGCTATTTCTGAAGCTAGAAGGAGAGGTTATAAGGTCCCTAAAAGAAAAGGTTGATAGACATGGCTAAAAAAGTAACAATTGGAAAGGGAATGAAAGTTCCGAGAGGGAAAGAATCTAAAATGCAGAAGAGAGCGGGAGGTTCGAATGTTGGAGAATATAAAAAAGTATCCAAAAAGAATTTTGCGGGACCTTCGGGTGGAGCTCCAGCGGGATCCTATCCTATTAATACGAAAAAAAGAGCGAAAGCGGCCCTTGCTTATGCTAGAAATGCTCCTAATCCTGCTGGTATTAGACGTGCTGTGTATCGCAAGTATCCTGAAATGAAACCAACTAAAAAAAAGTAATGGTAGCAAAGAAATATCAAAACCCAAAAGGTGGATTAAACGCAAAAGGAAGGTCTTTTTTTAAAAGAAAGCAAGGATCTAACCTAAAACCTCCTGTTACTAAAAAAGAAGCTGAGAAAAGTCCTTCTAAGGCTGCTAGAAGGAAATCTTTTTGCGCTAGAATGAAAGGAGTTAAAGGACCTTTGTATGATAAAAATGGAAAGCCTACTCGTAAAAAATTAGCATTAGATAGATGGGAGTGCTAGTGAGGTATAGATGCCCCTCCTGCAAGATTAATTGGGAAGACGGGGAACACCCTCTAGAAAAGCTTTGTCAACCTTTGTGTGTTTTTTGTTCTACAAAACATACTGAAAAAGAACTTCTTAACTGGCAAATGGAGCACTTTAAAGACATTTTTCCTGCTCATTTCCCCGCTGTCATCAGACATTTTTATCGCTACGTAGAAAGATCTATTAAAAACCTTCAAGAGGAGCTTTATGAAACAAAACAACAACTCGCAGACTACACAAAAAACAAAGACAGTAGGTGAAGAGTCTTTAAAGCTATGGGAAAAATCTCAAGGAGAAGAAGGGCCTGATGCTATTGAGCTTCAAAGAGAAATTCATAAGGGTTCTAATTCTGAAAAATCTTACGAAGAAGAGGTGTGGGAAGCAGTTGATAGAGGAAAAAGAGATTCAGAAGTTGAGGGAGATTTTTATATAGTTGTATTATTTAAAAAAGAACGCCATTTAACTAATATCATGAGGCAGATGTTTTTTTATAGACAATCTTGCCCCACTCCACAATATGATCAAACAGTTTATAAATACCATCGAGATGATGATGAGCTAGAGTTTCTATGGGTTGTTCCTAACAATTCAGCTTGTGTATTTTTCCCACGAATTGGAGATGCTCTCCCACCAGATCAAAGGTGGCTTCTTTCTTTTGTAGAAAAGTTTAATAACGGAGAATTAGATAAATTATCTCAAAAACTAAACAAAGAACCCAAAAATTTTTTGCGTTAGTTGTGTAATAAATCCTAATATAGTACACACACAAACAGCGCTTTAACGAATAGCCTACGTTACAGGCTGCGCACAATTTTGACGTACATAAGCGTTCACGTCGACGCTAACCCAGGAGAATTATGGCAGAAGAAGAGAATGTAGCTGAAGCCATTCAGCAAGAGGAAGCCGTTCAACCTCAAGAGAGCGCAAGCCCTCAGGAAAGCCAGTCTCCCGAAGTCGAATCGCAAAAAAAGGAAGTTTCCGACAAGGAACTTAATTTCCAGAAATTGCGTGAGACGAAAGAACAGCTTGAAAGAGAAAATCGGGAACTTAAGGAGTACTTCAACTCTCAAAAATCCTCTCCTCCTCAAGAGGTCGATGAAGATTTTGGAATTGAAGACGAAGACCTCGTTGAAGGTAAGGTAGTTAAAAAGATTTATCAAGAGTTCAACCGCTTTAAAAAGGCTTATGAACAAGAGAAAATCTCCACTATTCCAGAGAGGCTTAACTCTAAGTTCTCAGATTTCGATCAAGTTGTCACGGTAGAAAACGTAGAGAAATTAAAAGAAACCGAGCCGGAACTTTATGCGTCCATCACTTCGGTAAAAGATCTCTATGCAAAAGGCGTGTCGGCTTATAAAACGTTAAAAGCTATGGGAATAGCTAAAACTGATCCCTATAAAGATCAAAAAGAGCAAGTCCAACAAAACCACTCCCGCCCGCTTTCAACGCAGGCGGTTAAAGGTCAAGGAGCTCTAGCAGAAGCCAATATTTTTGCAAAAGGTCTTACTCCCGAATTGAAAAAACAACTTCAAAATGAGATGGCGCAGGCGGTTAAAGCTCGGTAATTAACCGAGGCACACGCATGACCACAACCACAAGTACTCTGCCGGCACCGGTGCAACAGAGCTTTTCTTATAAGCTCTTGTCTGTACCTGTTCCGAACATGATACACAACATTCCTGCGATGCTCAAACAAATGCCCCGTAATGGCGGTACTACTTTGAGAATGCGTAGGTACAATCCTCTGGCTACTGCAACAGTTCCGTTGGGAAATAGTGGGGTTACTCCTCCTCCTCAACAATTAACTGCTGTCAATATTGATGCCGAGATTGATTTTTACGGTTTGAAGGAGGCTGCATAAGCAGAAACGTGCCGTAATAGTTGAGGACCTCCATGACGTATATAATCCTCAACGAGCAGGTAAACGGGTAAGGATTGCCTGCTTTAAACCACTGGTGATTTACGGGAAAGCCTAAATGATATAAAGTATTAGTGGAACATATATCACAAGGTAACCCGATGGAAGAAGTAAAATTAGCGTATATCGCAGGAATCTTAGATGGTGAAGGATCAATAATGATTCAAAGACAAGCATCAAAATCTTTTATGGAACAAAGGAGATCCCGGGGATGTTTTCATCCTCATTATTCTCCAGCCATAAGGATTGGAATGCTTGAAAGAGATCCATTAGATTTAATTGTCGAAACCACAAAAATTGGAAAAATTTATAAAGAAAAAAGTTATCATCATAAACGTCCAATGTTTCGATGGATGATTCGATCCAAACAAGAAATCGAAGATTTCCTTCCGCTAGTTATTCCTTTTCTTCTTGTTAAAAAGAAACAAGCAGAATTGTGCTTAAAATTTGTTAAAGAATGGATAAGCCATAATGGAATTCGTTTATCTTCTGAAGTTATTGCAGATCGCGAAAATGCATGGCTTCAAATGAGGAAACTCAACGGAGTGATTACTTCACCAGCAACGACTGAGCCCAGAGGCAAACGGGGACGCGATTTTTCAGCGCCGTTTGAAGCGACAGTCTGATCTCATAGGAAACTATGAGAGGGAAAGTTGAAGTGCTATCCCCGCCAATTATTAGG